CTAGGTGAAGGAATTACTTATAAAACAGTAGTGTCATTAGTCATAGCGTGTAGTTTAATTGGTATACAAATAATCTGGAAATAGTGAATGATCCTTATCAAATATTAGGTGTTGAAAAAACAGCCACTGCTGATGAGGTTAAAAAGGCTTATAGACAATTGGCTAAAGTACATCACCCAGACACGGCTAAAGGTAATGAAGAAAAATTTAAAGAAATTGTTAGTGCATATGAAACTTTAAGCGATCCAAACAAGAAAGCTCAGTATGACCAAATGCAAAACAATCCGTTCGGTGGTGGTTTTGGTGGTGATTTTTCGGAGAGCATGTTTGAAGACTTGTTAAAGAACCAAAATTTCTCAGGTGCATTTAATCAACGATATGGTTATAATACACAAGGGAGAAATACTCAAGGCATATTACAGATAACTTTAGTCGATGCATATTACGGTGTAACTAGAGATATTGGTATTGGTATGAAAACTGTAAAGGTTAACATTCCTGCTGGTATAAGAAGTGGGCAGAAATTAAAACTAAAAGGTTTAGGACAGCGCGGTCAGACTGAAGATCTAAATGGTGATCTTATTATGACGATAGAAGTTATAAATGATAATAACTTTTTTATAGATAATCAAGGATTACATACTATTAATAACATATCTTTATATGATGCTATTTTAGGTGGCAAAAGTACACTTAGTTGCTTTAATAAAACTATAACCTTTACAATACCACCAGGTACTGCACATGGTAAAGTATTACGAGTTAAAGGAAAGGGCTTTCCAATCTACAAACAAGAAGGGAAATTTACAGATCTACTAATAAGTATTATGGTAGACATACCAACAGATCTAGATCTTGAGGATAAAGCAATGATACAAAAAATAAAAAATAAACATAATGGAATATAATAAAGGTTTTAACGAGGATTTCATCAGAAGTCTTTTACTTAATTTAGAACACTCAGACTTTAATCAATTCATGGAGTTGTCATATCATGTATTAATGCAAAGCCCTGGTGAAGTTTTAAAAAGGGGGGACTCTATCGAAAATAAAATAGAAAGTATAGATGGTTTAATTAAGTATTTTGAGAGTATTGAAGTATATGAAAAGTGTACTAATTTGCAAAAGCTCAAATCTATGTTATTCTTAAACACTTCATTTGATGAAGATGATATGTAAACTATTTTCATTTCATCCATATAATAAATAAATAAAAATAACTATGGTTATATTAGAATTTATATTTCAATCGTTTTGGCATTTTGTAGGTACTGTTTTTCTGTTGGGAATTATTGTTCAATGGAAACCGTTTGGTTCTACTAAACAAGGATTGTCTACTAAACAAGGATTGTCTAGTAAACAATTTGACAAACTAGTAGATTCATTAACAAAGAAGAAGATGCCTGATTCCGATGCATAGGATAGGGAACGAAGCCCACTGATTACAGATCTGGTTGGTGACTCTAATGCGTTTAAAAGTTAGTTTAAAATTGTTAATAACTTTTTAAACAAAACAAGAATTTATAGTTCAGAACTGAATAAAATTGATTATATTTATACTATAATTAAATAAAGAAATATTAAAAGAAAAAAATGTTACAAGTATGTATGTATATATATATATAGTAACAATTAATAATATTATGAAAACAAATACTAACATACAACTTCTATCAAATCAGATGTTCCATTTATGGGCAACGATTACGAGTTCGGTGTGTACGTACGGCTTTAATTATAATGCGAGAGAGCCGAAGCAATTAATTGGATATTTTGAATGGTGATATAAATTAAAACATATATACTCATTAATTCAAAATCCAATTTCCAAAAGAAGTTGGATTTTTTTGTACCTAACAGTTCGGTTTTTAACGAATTAAAATAATAAAAACAAATGGTGTTTGTAGTTTAATGGCGAGAACGGTGGATTGTGATTCCACAGATGGGAGTTCGATTCTCCTCATTCACCCTAAGATTAAATAGTTCATTGACATATTGGATAAGATTAAAGGAAGGTTGACAGAGTCTGGCTTATTGTGCTAGTCTTGAAAACTAGAGATTGTAAAAGATCCGTGGGTTCGAATCCCACACCTTCCTCTAAATTTCCCTATGGTGTAATTGGTAACACGTCTGGTTTTGATCCAGGAGAGTGTAGGTTCGAGACCTGCTGGGGAAACAATAATAATTCGGGTAGTATTCTCGGGGTGAGAAGCTCGCCTTGGACGCGAGAGGCGGTAGGTTCGACTCCTATCTACCCGACTAAAGTAGCCCTTGTAGCAAACTGGTGTAGGCAATCGACTTTTAATCGATGGGGTTAGGTTCGACTCCTAACAGGGGCACAAATTGGAATGGTTAAGCCAATTAAAATATAGATAGCCACCTGCCTCTTTGGCGTAACGGAAGCGTATTTGTTTTACATGCAAAGGGAGATAGTTCGATTCTATCAAGAGGTACAAATCGTGAGATGAAAGTCGTTTGGATACGACAGCGGGACTGTAAATTCCGTCCGTAAGGGAGTGGTTCGAGTCCACCATCTCACACAACTGGTATTGTAGCTCAAATGGTAGAGCACTTGGTTGAAGCCCAAGGTGTAGTTGGTTCGATACCAATCAGTACCACAACAACTTCTTCTCTCGTATAAAGGTTATTACGGATGGCTGTTAACCATTTTATACAGGTTCGAATCCTGTGGGAAGAGCAAATTGATTACAAAGAATGAATGATACGAGTTTTGAAAGTTCGAAAGGAGTCAGGTTGTAATCAACTTCGGAGTGTAGCTCAATCGGTAGAGCATTCGCCTGATACGCGAAAGGTAGTAGGATCATAACCTACCACTCCGACAAAAGGAAGATAAACTATGATGGTGATTAGGGTATCCTGCTAAGATAATCGTACTTAACTGTATTCGGTTCGATTCCGATTTCTTCCTCAAAATTCCAAGACGAATACGTCGGTCGTAGGTAGCATCGTTCACAACCAGCCTTAAACGTGGTGAATTTGGAATATACATCAATATAGCTCAGAGGTAGAGCAACTCTTTCATACGGAGTAGGTCGATGGTTCAATTCCATCTATTGATACAAATTAATGCCCGTGTGATGAAATTGGTAAACATGTTCGGCTTAAGCCCGAATGCTTCGGCTTGTAGGTTCGAATCCTATCACGGGTACAACTGCCTCTGTAGTTTAATTGGAAAAACTTATCGCTACGAACGATAGAAAGTAGGTTCGAATCCTATCAGAGGTTCAATAATGCCCTTGTAGTTTAACTGAATAAAACAGTAGGCTTCTATCCTTCCAATCCCAGTTTGAATCTGGGCAGGGGTTCAAAATAGAAAAACAGGAACTCAATCTGGACAGCTTCGGCAGGATTGAATCTGAACAGTTTTTCTATATGCGTCATAGGTTATGGTAACCAAACGGATTCCAACCCCGTAGGACAGAGTTCGATTCTTTGATGGCGTGCGAAATTAATATTAATACAATTAGAAACCATGAAAAATCGTTATGCAAAAACACTTGTAGTAGATTCTAGTTACACTGCACGTAGTATTATAACCACTGAAAGGGCATTTGTAATTTCATACAAAGGTAATGCAGATATACTAGTAGAATATCCAGAAACATTTGGTCTTGTTAATCCCAAATTAGAAATTAACAAACCATCAATTATTAGAGTATATACTTATGTAAACAAGGAATTCCACAAAGTTCCACTAACACGTGAGAATGTATTTAAACGAGATGGATATGAATGTGTATATTGTGGTGATGATAATCGAAAGGCATTAACATTAGATCATGTTATACCACAGTCTAAAGGAGGGCCTAATGCATGGGGTAATTTAGTTACGGCATGTAAACGATGTAATAATGAAAAGGCTGATTTAACATTAAAGGAATATGGTAAAGCAATTCCCAAACCACAGAGGCCACATTATTTGATGTTGTTGAAAAAGACAACATATATACCGGATGAATGGAAACCATACTTGGGTATGTAATGAGTGAGTTGTTCTTGGAGAACAGTTGGATTGCAAGTCCAATAGAGTAGGTTCGATTCCTACCTTACTCTCAAAGTAATTGAAAATATATTGTTAATAACTTTTTGAAAATAACAAGATTTTATAGTTCAGAATCAGGCAAAATTGATTATATTTATATTATAATAATTAAAACAAGAAATAGTTCATTGACATATTGAATAAAATTAAATTGCGTTTGTGGTGGAATTGGTAGACACGCTAGATTTAGGATCTAGTGTCGCAAGATGTGAGAGTTCGAGTCTCTCCAGACGTACAAAAAATAAAGTTAGACGTTCAAAGGGGAACTGAAAAGGGATTCAAATCACCATTCTAACTTTAATTGCCTCCAAAGCATAAATGGTAATGTACTCGGTTTGTACCCGAAAGAACGGAGTTCGATTCTTCGTGGAGGCTCTAAAAGTAATTCAACCTCGCCTATTGAGCAGAACCTCATGTGGGGTGGTCAATGTTTTACTTTTAAATCGCGAATGTAGTATAATGGCTATTATATCTGGCTTCCAACCAGAGGATGAGAGTTCGATTCTCTCCATTCGCTCAGCGATTGCTTGACTCCTAATATGTACAGCAATAATTATCTAGAGGTTAGGAACTCTGAGGATAGTACGTCATTAACGCTCAGTTTAATGGTAGGTACGTTGTTAATACTATGTTAAAACCTACAAACTGTTCCTGTCGACAACTGGCTAAGTCACTACCCTTTCACGGTAGAGTAGAGGGATCGATACCCTCCAGGAATACAAATTAAAAGTTCTTTGCTTGAAGATAAACAATAATAAACAGCATTGTGAGATAAGAATCTGTAGCTCACTTATTATAAACTGTATCAGCAGTTGTGTTTATTGTAGAGGTATTTGATGTAGCAGAGGAGACTAACCCTTGCTAGCTTATTAATATTCCATAACTGAAATTTGGACAAAGAAGTTTTAATAATTTGGGGTTGTAGCTAAATTGGCTTAGCACTTCGTTTGCAACGAAAAGTATGTGGGTTCAAATCCCATCAACTCCACAGTTCTGAGATATCTACCTTAGGTAGGTGTTCTGTCAAGGTTTTTAAGGTTGAACCAGTAATCAACCTTAACTGGTCTATTTGTGAACTGGCTATCATGCTACCCTGTCACGGTAGAGTAGAGGGATCGAAACCCTCATAGACCGCTAAATTGCGTTAAGGTGTAAAGGTTGCATGGGACTCTCATAAGGTCTACTGGGTGGTTCGAATCCACATTACGCTACTAAATAGTTTATAGGAAGTACTGTCCTTAGATTCTATTAAAAAATCTTAAATAAGGCAAGGTCCGTTAGCTCAGTTGGTAGAGCAGTTCGCTCATAACGAAAAAGTCATAGGTTCGATTCCTCTACGGACCACTTTTAAATGGTTTAAAGATTGTTAATAACTTTTTAAACAAAACAAGAATCTATGGTTCAAAACCGAATAAAATTGATTATATTTATAATATAATTAAATAACGGAACATGGAACACATAAACTTTAACTATCTACAAACATTCCTTGATGAAATGAATTCTTCATCATCAGGAAACCACAAAATTGCAACTCTACATAAATATGCTGATAACTCAGAAGAAAATTTACTAAGAGAATCTCTACAAAAGATTTTTTACTATACTTACAATCCTTATAAAAAATACGGAGTAACATCTAAGAATTGCAAAAAGAATTCTAATTTACTAGGTCTACCAAATACTTACAGTAGCATCTTTAATTTATTAGATGATTTAGCAAACCGAGTTATAACTGGACATACTGCAATTGCAAATGTTAATCGCTATGTTTTAGAGCATAAGGAATATGAAGATATAATTTATAACATTATTGATAGAGACCTTAAAATGGGTGCATCATCCAGTTCAGTTAACAAAGTAATACCAGAACTCATACCAACATTTAAGGTTGCATTAGCAAATCCATATAATCCAAAACGAGTAGATTTCAAAAGTGGAGAATGGTACGGTTCTAGAAAATTAGATGGAGTTCGATGTATTTGCCGAAAAGAAGGTAATTCAATAACTTTCTTCTCAAGGAGTGGTAAAGAATTTTTAACACTAGCAAATTTA